CGGTGGCGGCGAGGTTGGCCGCCGCCTCAGACGAGACCCCGTTCATTTCCCAGTCGACGCGGCTCGCCGTGCCGTTGATGAGCATTTCGAGCGCGTCCGGCACGTCGGCCAGCAGGCCCGCGCCGTTGTAGATGGTGCCGGCGACGTCGAGCGCGTCGATCTGAGCCGCCGTGTCCGAGACGCCCCACCACAAATGCAGCGCCGGCGCGGTGTCGAGCCGGAAGAACAGTCCGAGATTATACACGCCCTTGAAGGCGGCGATGGTCGCGTCCGGGATATAGCCCATCAGAACGCCTCGATGAAAGACAGCGAGGGCGTCGAAAACCAGAATTGCGTGAGATCGAGCGTCGGGTCCGCGCCGCTCTTGATCCGCATCAGGCAGCGCGGCCGCCACCAGTCCACCGTCATGCCGATGGTCAGCACGTCGCGCAGCGTCGGCCGGATGCCGACCGTCGCGGTGACGACGCCGTTGGCGTCGTTGGCCTGCGCATCCACATCCGTCACGCAATAGGCGCGAAAGCTCTTGTTCGGATGCTGGACGCCGAACCATTCGCCGCCCTGCAGATAGCGGCCGTTGACCACGGTCAGCGTCACCGTCGCCGCGCCCGCCGCCGCCGCCGCCGTGATCGCGCCCGCGACCGGGGGCTGCGCAAACGAGGAGAGATCGTCGAAGCTCGCGCCGTCCGAGAAGGTCGTCGGCGTCGGCGCCGGCGTCGGGACATTGGCGGTTTTCAGATAGTCGAAGCTGAACGAATTGTTGAACGTCGCCGCGCCGGCATAGGGCGCGATATAGTCGGTGAGCAAAGGCACGACGCAGAACCGCACGCCGCCGGCCAGCGCGTTCATCAACCGGCTGAAAAACAGGATGCGGTCGCGGTTGACGTTGCTGAGCTGAATTTCGCTGTAATCCACCGCGACGAGGCCGCCGCCGGTGGCGTCCGACGCGGTGACGATGCCCGAAAGCGACGCGCCGCCTTCGACCGCGGAACCCACGAGGCGCGGCGCGCTCATGCGGCCGGGCGGGCAGAGGCCGAGATCGAGGACGAGCGGGCTGTAGGTGGTCACGACCCGTTCCGCTGCTGCCACTTGGCCTGCATGTTGCCGAAGTTGCGTTGAAGATCGGCCATCATCTGCCGGTTGGCCGCCGCGAGCTTCTGATCCATCAGCGCCGCCGTCTTGTCGTCGGCGTTGCCCTGAATCACGATGGTGTGGCCGCCGAGCGAGATGTTCTGCCCGCCGCCGCCCTTCATCGCGACGGGGATCGAGCGGCCGTCGGGCAGCGGCACGAAAGCCTCGGGCTTCGAGCCCTCGCCATACATCGCGAGCTGCGGCGAATCCGCGACGCCGCCGGCGGCATAGCGGCGCAAAGGCAGCGGGCCGGCGCTCGTCATCACGCCGCCGTTGGCGAAGGCGAAGCCCGACGAGAACAGGCTCGTCACGCCCGCGAGCCCGCCGCCGCCCGCGCCGCCGCTTGCGCCGCCGCCGAACAGGCTCCCGATTCCGCCGAGCGCGCTGTTGAACAGGCCGCCGAACAGGCCGGACTGGTAGCCCGGCGTTCCATATTGCCCGGAGCCGAACAGGCCCTTCTGAATCATGCCGATGCCCTGCTGGAACGCGAGGTTGCGCAGGAAGTCGCCGGCTTTCGCCATGAAGATTTTCTGTTTCACCGCCGAGCCGGACAATTGCCCGGCGTAATATCCGGCCTGATCGCCGGTCTTGAGCTGCGAAACGAGGTTGCGCGGGTTGGCGTTGAAGAGATCGCCGAACTCCGACCCGAAATTGCCGACGACGTTGTCGCCGAGGTTTTGGAACGCATTCGAGGCGCTGGCGAACTGGTCGTATTGCTGCTGCTCGCGGTTCAGCTTCACCTGCGCGGCGGTCTGGTCTTTGATCGCGCTGGTGATCTTGGCGACGCGCTCGGGACCGAGCGCGCGGATCGCCTCGTCGTCGAGCGCCAGGCTGTTCCAGAGTTCCTGCGCCGCGACGGCCTTCTGGATCGCCGCCGTGTCTTCCCCGAACATCGCCGTGCGGATTCGCAGAAGCTTGGCGTTGCGGTCGAGTTCGTCGTTAGAGGCCTGAAGCTTGGCGAGGGTTTCGGTGTTGTAATAGGCGCCGAGATTTCTGCCGTATTCGTTGGTGTAATTGGCGGCCGCCGTCGAGGCGACGTTGATGTTGCCCGGCGCGAAGCGCGCGGCGGCCGGCGCATAGCCGCCGACCGGGGCCGCGCCCGCCGTCGCCGCGGCGGCCGGGACCGCGAAATGGTCGTCGTAGCGCGGCGGCACGAGGCTGCGTTTGTAGGCGAACAGAAAGGCGTCATCCGCGCCGCTGATCCGCGATCCGCGCTTGCCGCCGAAAGCGTTTTTCGCCGACGAAAGGTCGCCGAAACTATCGAGCGCGGTGAAGTCATTGTCCGAGGGCGAAAGCGCCGAGACCCGGTTGGGGACGACGCGCCGCAGGTTCTCTTCGTAGCGAAACCGTATCTGCGCCGCGCCGCGCTCGAACGGGCGCATCAGCGACGTGTCGAGGTTCTGCTGCGACTGGCGCAGCGCGTCTTCCGACGCCCGGTTCGATTTCGCGATCTCCTCGTTCCAGACGCCGAGCGACTTCGCCGTCGCCTGAGTCGCATCGCCGGTCTGGCGCAGGACTTCGAGTTCCGCGCGGCGCGCTTCGACCAAAGTGCGTTCCGCGTCGGTGTCGGCCTGCGCCGCCTGGACGGCGAGCGCATTGTCCTGCCGGATGCGCAGCAGCGGGTCGGAGAGATCGTATTGCGTCTGCACGCGGCCTTGCGCGAGCGAAACCGCGCCCGCGCCGCCCTTGACCTTGCCGAGCGCCTCCGGGTTGTTCAGCGCGTCGGTCAGAAGCTTGAGCGTGTCGGAAAGCTCCTGGCTCTTGTCGAGTTCCGGCACGGCCTTGCGGATGGCCTCGCCGACGAGAAGCGAGAGATCGTTGGTCGCCTTGTCCGACGCCGCGCCGGCCACGGCGCGCGTATTGCCGTATTCCTGATAGGCGACGCCGAGGCGAAGGTTCGAGAGGTTTTCGTCGGCGCGGTCCGAAGTCAAGCCGCCATATTCGCGCGCCGCCGATTCCGCATCGGCAAGCTTGTCGGAGAGCGTCGGGGCGAAGGTGCGATGCACGTTCGAGGCGAAAGCGTTGGCGCCGCGACCGAGGGAGGACGTGAACCCGTCCCACGCTTTCGACAGGCTCCAGGTGGTGTCGGTCATGCGCGCCGCTTCGTCCGCCGCCTTGCCGAGCAGGACCTGCTGCGCGCCGAGCAGATCGCCCTGACGCTCGAAGGACGCGATGAGCTGTTTCGTCTTGTCGTCGAGAAAGCCGAGCTTGCCGTTCAGTTCCTCTGCGCCCTTGCCGGGATCGGCAAAGGCTTTCGCCAGTTCCTCGCCGGCTTTGGTGAGGTCCTGCCCGGTTCCGCGCGCATAGGGCGAGACGAGATCGAGGATGCCCGGCATGATCGCCGCCGAAATGCGGCCGGTGGCGGCGAGCTGCGCGGTGATGTCGGTCGCGCCGCCCTGACCCAGCGCCGGGTTGCGCGCGCCGCCCGCATTGGCGATGGCCGTGAGGCCAGAGGTCGAGACGCCGGCATAGCGGCCCGCGCCGTTGAGCGAAAGCGTCAGCCGGTCCTGTTGGCTCTGGAACCGCAGGATCGCGGCGGCGGCGAGGCCCGCGCCGGTCGCCACGGCGACGCCGAGGCCGAGCCAGCCGGTTGCGAGCCGCCCGACCGTCGCGCCCATCGCCTTCAGCGTGCCGCCGACGCCGCCCGAGCCTTCCGCGAAAATCTGCGCAATGCGGCCGCCTTCGAGCGAAAGCGCGCGCAGAGGCGAGGCGCCGGCGATGAGGCTGTCGGCGAAGCTCTTGGCGACGTGCGACGCCTCCATGAGCTGAACGCGGTTGAGGCCGACGCTGGCGGTGTGCTCGGCGGTGGCCTTGGTCAGTTCCTCGTGCCGCGCCTTGAGCACGCTCAGCGCGTTGGTCCATTCCTGCCGGATCGGCTGGCCCTGTTTCGTCGCGGCGTCGATCAGCCTCTGCTGGCGCTCGACGGCGGCGAGCGCCTTCTGCGCGGGATCGGCGGCTTTCGACAGGCGGTCGAGCTGCGCGGCGACGTTGAGCGCGGATTTGTCGGCCTTCTCGGTCGTGGTCGAAAGCGTCGAAGCCGTGTCGGACAGTTTTTTGGTCGCCGCCGACGCCTTGTCCGCCGCCGCCGACACCCGGTCGAGACCCGAGGTGTCGCTGCGATATTCGACCTGACGGACGATTTTGTTCAGATCGGCCATCTCGCCCCTATTTCGCCGTCCGGCGCTTCAGCTCTTCCGCCGCCCAGGCGAGATAGGCCTTGTCGGCCGCCCGGATGGCGCGGGTGAGGAAATCGAATTCGTCGGCGTCCTCGACGCCGTGGCGCGTCGCCCAGCGGTCGATGGCGGAGAACGGAATCGGCCCCATGTCCGTGTTGCGGTCGCTCGTCAGATCGCCCCAGGCGTCGATCATGGCGATCTCGACGGCGCCGGTCTCGGGCTCGATCAGATGGTCAGGGACGGGAAGGCCGGAGAGCCGGTAGTTCGCGACGATGTGCTCGCCGAATTCCGCCCAGCGGTGCTTCCAGTCCACCCACGCCGCTATTTTCCCAGAGCGGCGTCGTCATCCTCCTTGCGGAGCGAGCCGACCACGTCGGCGGCATAGGCGACGCCATCGCGGAACACGACCATTTCGGGATCGGTCAGCAGCGTCAGCGCCGCCTCGGGCGAATAGGGGATTTCGGTCTCGCCCGCGCGCACGTTGCGCCAGTCGAGCAGGATCTCGGAGAGCGCCTTGCCGAGCGCGACGTCGGCGGCCTCGGGATCAAGAATGCCGTCCCGGCGCGCCTCGCGCGGGATGGCGCGCTGGGCGCGGACCTGCGCGGTGCGGAAATGCGGCGAGTTCGAGCCGCGCACCTTCAGCTCGATATCGTCGAGGCCGGGAATGTCCTTGACCCATTCCCCGGCTTTCGACCGCGCCACATCGACGCGGACCTTGGACAAATCCATGATTGGCCTCTGATGATTGGGTTGGCGCGGGCTACGGTTTATTCACGGCGGCGCCGGCGGCTTGATCGGATTTATCCGATCCCAATTCGCCGTCGACATAAACGTCGTGCAAATTGTCATCGCCGCAGAGCAAAAACACGCCTTGCGGCAGGCTCAACGCTAGCGCCATATTAATCTCGTAATGCTGATTGATTTCCATCTTTATGAAACAATGTTTGTAATCCGGTTCGGAAAAACTTGCGACCGCCGCCGCCAAAACGAATGCAAACATGAGGGCCTCCTCTTATTCGGTGTACCAGAAGCGCGTCACCTTCGCCGTGTAGCCGTAAGTCGGGCTCAGCACCGCGCGATAGCCGACCGCCTGCATGACGGCCTGATTCTTGGCGACATTGTTGATCTGGCCGCTGGTGTATTTCACCTGCGGGAAATCGATCACGTAGCTCTCGCGCGGGCTGTTACCGTCGCTGATGGTGAAGTTGAGCGCGGTCGCGGCGTTGTTGAGCAGATTCGCCAGCAGCGTCGTGTCGCCGAAATAGACGTTGAGGTTGCCGGTGACGTTGAAGTCGCCATTGGTCATGCCGATGGCGCCGAGCGCGCCGACCGCGAAATCCGCCGTGATGTTGTTGGCGATATCGACGGTCGCCGACATGATGTAGTTCGGCCCGGCGAGCGTCGCGCCGCCGATGCCGATGCGGCCGAAATTGCTGGTCGCGTTCAGCACCGGATAGGTCGGCGCGGCGACGTCGGTCGCGCCCGCGACGCGCGAGGTGAGATAGGCCGCCGTCTGCGAAACCATCGACACCGCGCCGGTTACGATCTTGCCGGCCTCCAGCGACATGTTGAGGCCGTTGGTCGCGGAACCGTAGAAATATTCAAAGGTCGGAATCGCCTGATCGGAATAGTTGCGCTCGATGGTCGAGGTCCAGAGCGCGGTTCCGTTGGTCAGCTCGTCGCCGTACCAGATCGAGATCGTCTTGCCGGTTCCCGCGTCGACCGCCCAGCCGCTCGGCAGATTGTCGCAGGTCAGCGCGTGCGGGGCGACGCCGGTGACGCGGATGAACACGTTGTTGGCCGCCGTGGCGAAGCTCGTGCCGGCGGAGAGGCCGCCGACGTTGATAAAGTCGCCCGCCGAAATGCCGAGCGTCGTGAAATCGAGCGCGGTCGAGGCGAGGCCGGCGGAGGTCGCGGTGATGTCGCCCGAGGCGCCCTGGAAACCGACGACGCGGATCGTCGCGCCGGTCTGCGGCGAGGCGTCGGCGGTGAAGGTGGAGGCCGGGAAGACGATGCTGGTCGCGGTGGAGGACGCGACCACCGCCGTCTTGTAGTTGGCCGCCAGCGCGAAGCCGCTGGTCAGGCAGATCATGCCGGCGAGGAAGGCCGCGCCACCCGCCGTCACCGTCGCGGTCGTGGTCGAGAGCGCGCTGATCGGCGTCGCCGTGGCGGCGTTGGCGAGCACCGGCTTCACCGCCCACGCGCCTTGCAGCACCTCTTCGAAGAAGTCGTCGAGCGCGTTGAACGAAAGCTCGAAATTGATGTCGCCGGCCGCCTTGACCGCGACCGTGGTCTGGTCCGGGATCTGGCGGTCGGTGCGCAGTTCCGACGAGACGACGGTGTCGATATTGGGCTGCAGCGTCGAACTGGTGACGCGCAGCACCTTCATCGAGGGATTGGTCGGCGTCACGCCGAAGGCGGATTCGCGCACCTTTTTGTGCGAAACTCGGTTGCCCGAGGCCAGCGTGACGCCGGTCGTCGTCATAATAGGGCTCCATCTTCGGGCGTCTCACGACGCGCGGGGCAGGGATCGGCACGTCATCCGACGTTCCGGGGCGCGCTTGCTGAGGGCGCGCTTGTTTGGTGATGCGTTAGATCAAAAATCCACGCGACTGCATGAATTCAATTGGATCGCGCGCATGTTTCGAACAGTTGCAGGGCGCACACAGAATTTGAAGATTGGACTTGTCGTTTCGGCCGTTTCTCGCAAGCGGAATTATATGATCGACGTGTCCTTTTCCACGCAACGCGATTTTGCATATTGCGCATTTATCTTTTTGCGCGGTTCTGATTTTGTTTACGTCGGCTTGCGTGTGCGAACCGGAGGCGTTGCGGCGTTTCGCACGTTTGTTGCGAGCCGTCTCAGCGGCCTTCTCCGGGTTATCTGCGCGCCATCGTTTCACCTTGTCGCGGACGTATTCGCGATTCTGAGCGGCCCATGCGCGAACATGCGCCCGGTTCGCGGCAGGATCGCCAGCAATCCTTATGCGGGCGCGCTCGCGCGCTTTACGTCGTTCCTCGTCCAGATTTGCAAGAACCCATTTTTTGTGCGTTTCTTTACGCTTTTCCGCGTTCTTCGCGTAATCAGCGCGAGATGCCTGTTTACGTTTTTCGGCGTTTGCCGCGTAATATCTTTTATTGTATTCCTTGAATTTATCCGGGTTTTCTGCGCGACGCCTTTTGACGACCTCCCCTTCACGCTTATTTATCTCTTGCCGGTTTCTACGTCTGTATTCGCGAGCACATTCCAGACAATAGTTCGTAGAAACAAAACGTTCAGCAATGTGACCGTTAGCGCATGGCTGGCCAATAAAGTATCGTTTCAGGCCTGCTTCGCGAGCCGCCTTCCGATCAAGGATCGTTTGGCAAATCACGCTCCACTTATATCGAAATAATACGGAATGGCGACGGCGAGTTCGTAATAGGCCCCCCGGTCGCTTTCGCCGTTTTCATGCGGCGGCGTCGCGGCGAGCGTGTTGACATTGGCGAAATTCCGGCCGCGCAGGGCGGCGCGCAGCGCGTCCAGCCGGTCGAGCCAGGGCGCGGACGAGGAGTTGACGCCGGTTCCGAGCGGGACGCAGAGCGTCAGCACGAAAGCGCCCTCCTCGCGAAACACGCGGGTTCCGACCGCGCCTATCGTGATCTGGCTTTCGTCGCCGACGGGCGGGAATTCCAGCACCAGAAAGGCCGAGCCGTCGTCGGGAACGAGGCCCTCGGCGTTCGGCAGCACCAGCGGCGTGAAGCTCCAGTTGGCCGCGACGGCGGCGGCGACGGTCGAGACGACGAAGGAGGAGGCCATAATTAATGTTCTGGCGGGTCGAACGGAGCCCAATGCGTCGGCGCGCGGAACCCGTCGAGCTTAAGCTGCGAGACGCTATTTTCGACGTAAGACCACCAGCCGACCGCGTCCTCTTTGCAGGCGTGGCCCTGCGCCTGCCATTGATCGTGCTCGTCCGCGTTCCACCACGCGATATGAACGAAATCGACGCCCGCCATTTCGTAACGGACGAGGATGTCGTTTCCGTCTTTCGGCGCGGACTCAATCGGCTGCCACATCGTTCAGCACTCGTTTAAATTAGAAAAATGATGAACCGTGTTTCCGCCATCCCATGAAATAAACTGCGTTTTTCTTCCAGCGTCATCTTGACGGACGGAGAATGTTGGCGCTTGCGCGCCGCTTTCGGGTATTTCGGTATGCTCCGCCTCAAACATGATCGTCGAGGCTATCGGGTTCGCGCCAACGATCCGAAGTTTATAGCCCCGAGACAGCATCGCCGCAGCAAATGTTTCAACATTTAGTTCAGTTGAAAATGCAAAAGTTCTAACGCCCATCGCGGCCTCACTTGAACGAAATCACAATCGCCGGCTGGCGGGTGTCGCGGGCAATCTGCTTTTCGCGTTTGCGCTCATGCGCGATCATCGCGGTATGTGCGCTCGCCCATTTCGCCAGATCGGTCGCGCCGCCGACGGGCAGGCGCACGCCGAATTTGATGCGGGCGATGTTGCCGTATTTCGACGCCGCCAGCGCAGCCGTCGCGTGATAGACGCCGTTGTCGTTTTTAGCCCAAGCGTGGCGCGGTTGCTTGAACTGGCCTTCGATCTTGCGCGCATAGGGCGCGACGGAGGCGATGACGACCTCGTCCGCGCCGAGCGTGTCTTCCGGCGATTCGACCTCGACCCCATCGGCATAGATGCGCTGCGAATCGGCGAAGCGGCCGGAGCGGCGCGGGACGGCGCGCAGCAACTGATCCCAGACATAGCGGACGACCTCCGCGCCGAGGTCCCAGGTGGCGACGATCACGCCGTCCGGCCGCACGCGCCGGAGATCGTCGGTCTCCGAGCCATCGACGAAGGTGTGGCGCGGCAGGGCGCGGCCGGCGGCGCTGGCGTTGTCGGCGTCCACCGCCGCAATGTCCTGCGCCACGGCGGCGGCGAACTGCGCCGCCACGTCCTGCGGCGAAAGGCCGCCGGCCGGGCTGAAGATCGTTTCGCGCGTCAGCACGTCGATGCGGGTCTTGACCGCCATCACGCGCCCTCAAGATCGAGTTCGTAGGCCATCAGCACGCCACCGACGCGCCGCGTGGCGTCGTCGACCTTGACGATGGCGTTGGACTTGCCGCCCCAGACGAGCCGGTCGGACTTGACCGCGAAGGGCAGCGGAAAGCCGCTCGCCGCGACGCTCGACGCCAGCACGATGGCGTTGCGGCGGCCCTGCTCGACGGCGCCGGCGAGGTCGGAGGGGATGAACTCCGTCACCCAGGCCTGCACCGAATAGCTGACCCCGCCGCGCGTGATCGTCGCGGTTTCCGCCGGGCCGTTCGCGCCGAGCGCGCGGGCATAGGCGGCCTGAACGGCGGCGGGCGTCATCAGACGAGGACCGGCACGCGGTAATTCAGCAGCCGCGCCGCGACGTCGGCCGGAAAGCCGTTGTCGGACGCGCCGAAATAGGACGTCGAGATCACGCCGGGGACGCTTTCGCTGCGCACGAGGCCGTCGCGCGTGCGGGCGTAATAGGCGTTCTTGACCAGCATTTCGGTGGCCTCGACGATATCGGCCGGCAGGGCCGGCGCGCCGCTGACCGGCGCCTGAGCGGTCGAATAGCCGGCGGAAAACGCCATCTGCACGGCGTTCGGGCGCCAGCGGCGCGGCTTGCCGTAGGGATCGAGCCGCGTGAGCTGGCCGCGCGTGAAATCGGCGAGATAGTCGGTCCCCGCGACCAAGGTCGTCGCGACGCCCGCGATGGTCTCGACCACCGAGGCGATGGACGTGATCGGCCAGCGCGGCGCCTGCAACGGCTGAATATCTTGCGTCACCGTCCACGGCCAGCCGTCGCGCGCCGGGAAGAACTGCCACGAAAGCGTTTCGACCGGGAACACGCGGTTGCAGAAATTCGCCACCGAGGCCGAGGCGCTGGCGATGCGGCCGGTCAGATAGGCGTCGTCGGTCGAGACGGTGATCCCGAGATCGGCCTTGAAGGTTTCGAGATCCACGAGATCGTAGGACGCGGCCGGGGCCGTGACCGTCAGGATGTTGACGCCCTGGAAGAACATCAGAGTTTCGTCACCAGCGTGACGGCGACGGCGGCGGTCTGCGCGACCGGCGAGCCCGAAGTGCCGGAGCGGACCTTGAGCGAGACGACGCCCTGCAGATAGGTCGGGTCGATGGCGTTGAACTGGCCGGCGACCGCGACGACGGTGACTTCCGCGCCGAGCGAGGTGAACAGATTACCCCAGGTGACGCCGCCGTCCGGGCTCGCCTGAAAGGTGATGTTCGCCGCCGTCCAGCCCGACGGGACCAGAAGGCCGACAAGGCGTCCCGGCCCGATATCCACCTGCGGCGAAAGGCTGGCGGTCGCGGCGATGGTCGCCGTCGTGTTCGAAAGGCCCATCTGCGCGGCCATTGTCAGCCCTCCGTATGGTCAGCCGGCGGTCGAGAGGATCGCGCATCAGCGGTTGTTGAACTCGTCGATCTTGTCGACGTTGAGCGTCGCCGTGCCGGTCCCGCTCGCCTTGTAGACCGTCTGCCACGGCTGCAGGATGGCGTTGGCGGCGCTCGACGGGTTCCACACGACGGAGCCGGCCGCATTGACGCGGGCGCCGTCGACATAGAAGCCGACGTCGAGCGGGTTCGACCAGTCGATGCGGTAGACATGGAAGGCGGTCGTGTCGGTCGTGATCGCCGACCCGCCGATGGGCGCGGCGGCGAAGGAGAACGTGTTCCCGTTGCCGTCCTTGGTCGTGATGTAGAGGCCGGCCGAGCCGTTCCAGATGAAGCCCATATAGCGGGCAAGGTTGAGTGGGCCCCCGACCCACGACGACCCGACGCCGAGGAACGCCTGCGCGCCGCTTGAGGGCGCGACGGCGAGCTGCGAACGCCATTCGATCTGCCCGAGGCTCTGCGTGTTGAAAACCAGCGAATCGTTGAAATACAGACTCGCCTCTTCGGCTTCCGAAGTCGCCGCCAGCGCGCTCTGCATCACCCCGCCGGCGGCGTTTGCGACCAGCGCCACGCCGGTCGGCGAGCCCACGATCTTTTTGATCCAGGGATAGCCGGCGGCGGGCGAACCGGCGGCCGGCACGCCGGCCGTGTGGCCCGCGCCGACGAAATCGTCGCCGAACTGGAACGGCGCGCCGGAGGCGACCGTTTCGAACGTGCCGGTGCCGGTCTCGAATTCGTAAGCGACGCGCGAACGGAATTCGGCGCCGGTGAGATAAGAATTTCCCATGATGGTCTCCAGCGGGAAGGGGGGAGCTTGGCGCGCGCGTCAGTGTCGCCCCGGCGCGCGGGCGAAGCTCCCCGGCGAAGCCGGGGAGCGCAACGCCTTACGCGAGCGCGGTGAGCTGCGAAGCGCCCTGATAACGCTCGGCGACGATCAGAAGGGCCTCGGTGATGTTGGCCGCGTTGGACGCGCCCGTCTGCACCGCAATCGTCTTGAAGCCGTTGGCGACGTCGAGCGCGGTCTCGGGCAGGATCTCGAACACGACGATCTTGTCGTTGGTCCCGGCGTCGGTGGTGAAGCTCGTCGCCGCCGACTGGCCGACATTGAGGTCGCTGGTCGCAGTATTGGCCTGAAACCAGATCGGCACGTTCGCGCTGAGCGCCTTGGAATTCGTGCCGTTGACGTCCTGCGCCTGCAGCAGCGTCAATTGCACGGTCGCGGCGTTGCCCTGGTTGATGTGGCAGACGACGAAAGCCTTGTGAGCGTTGCGCAGGTCGCGGTAGGCGCTGGTGCGGCCGGCGGCGTCGGCGGCCGGGGCGAGAAGCGCGACGGGCGGAGCCTGATAGATGAGCGAGAACTGATCGGCCACGGGGGCCTCCTTTGAAGATGAGAGGGGAGCGGCCCGGCGCGGAACGCGCAGAACCGTTTAGGAAGGGAACAACCCGGCGCTGCGCGCGCCGGGCGGCGCGTCAGCGCTGGGCGATGGCGGCGGCGAAGCTCTTGGTGAGCGTGCCCTGGTAGGGCGTGATTGGCGCCGGCAGCATCGGCTGGCCGTCCACGCGATAGGTGATGCGGAAGCGCATTTCGTCGGTGTCGAACGCAATGTGCATCGAGGTCGCGAACTGCACGCCGCCCTTGTCGACGATGGTGTACATGCCGAGGTCGACGAGCATGATGTCGCCGGGCGAACCCAGAGCGGAATTGTATTCCGTCGCGATCAGCGGGCGGCCGTAGAGCGTCGCATAGGGCGAGGCGGACAGGCCGCCCGGCGGCAGATAGACGAGCTGGCCGCCGGTGCCGACCGCCTGGTTGAGCTGGTTGAGGTTCGGCTCCGCATCCTGATTGATGAGCCAGACCGCACGCTGGCGCGCGCGCGGCAGCAGGCGCGACCAGATGTTGTCGATGTTTTCCTTGACGATGGTGCCGGTCTTCTGGCCGTTTTCCTTGGCGACCTGAATCAGCGCCGGGGAATTGATGATGCCGAAGGGCTGGCCCGCGCCGGTTCCCCGGAAGATCGCGTCCTCGGTGCGGAACGTGATTTCCTCCGCGAAGGCCTGAGCGGCGATGCGCTGGAGCGCCGGGGCGTCGGCCAGCAATTCGTCGGTCACGGTCATCTTGGAGATGAGCTTTTTCAGGTCGAACTCGATCAGGCGGAACTTCGGACGCGATTCGACGCCCGCGACGCCTTCGGCCGCCCAGTTCGAGGTGACGCCGCCCCAGCGCGAGCCGTTGGCGCGGCTGGTTTCGTCGACGCCGGGGATCTTGAGGCCGTTGGCGTTGTCGCTAATCGGCAGCTTGTTCACGCGCGCGAGGATTTCGCCCATGTCATGCGCGAGCATGAAGATCGCGGCGGAAAAGTCGGTCTGGACGAGGAAGCCGCCGCCGGTCGGATCGACTTCGCCGGCGCCGGCGGGCCCGCGGGTGATCGTCGTCGGGGCGCGGCGCAGGCGGCTGTCCTGATTCGTGCCTTTCGAGAGATAGTAATTGGCGACCGCGCCGAGCTGCTCGCCGAGGCTGCGGAAATGCGTGTCGGCCTGCGGCGCGAACCCGAGCGAGCGGCGCGCGACCGAGATCGCGTCGTCGAAGCCGGGGCGGCGGTCGTGGCTCTGCGAAAGCGAGGAGAACTCGCGCACCATCGAGGACAGCGTGACGTCGCCGCCGACTTCCGGCTCCGACGAAACGGCGGCGCCGTGGACGCCCTGCGAGACCGGGCGGGCAAGCGCTGCCGAGCGGGCCTGCGCGGCCTTGGCGCGGGCGATCATGCCCTCGACCTCGGCGATCTCGGCCTCCTTGGCCGCATAGGCGTTGGCGTCCGCGATGATGGCGTCGGTGTTCAATTCGTCGATGAGCGCGCCGCGCTTGCGGCTTAGCTCGGCGAGCTTATCCATGTAATGGCTCCTTCAAAAGGGCCGCTTCACAGCGGGCCGGGGATGGCGCACGTCGTCCGACGTTCGCAGTCTGCGACTGCCCCTTTGTCGCAAATGGTGGAAGGGCTATCCGGCGCGAGCCGGAATGGAAAAGCGAGAGAGCTAACCGCTGGAAGGGACTCGAACCCCCGTCCTCATCCCGTTTCGGGGATGCGCTCTACCAGCTGAGCTACCTGCAGAAAGCTCTCTCTGCGCGCGGCGGAAAAGTCGCCGCCGCGAATCTCGAAGGGCGCCGGTTATGCCCCCTTACACCTTCGCCCCGTTCGGAGCGCGCGGGATCGAACCGCCCCGCCGGCGCCTTTCCCCGGCGCGCCGGGGAACCGCGAATTTCAGATCGTCTCGACGGTGCGCTTCAGCGCCGCCGCCTTGCGCGCGCGCGCGGCCTTGGCTTCCGTGTCGTCGTCTTCGCCGGCCGCCGCGTCCATGTCGTCGTCCTCCGGCGGCTCGACGACGGACATCACGCAGGCGGCGGCGGCGGTCATGTGGTCGTGCGCCTCGCGCAGTTTCTTTTCGTTCGCGGCGCTGATGACCTTGCCGGCGCGCAGCACCAAAGGCGCCGGGGCGGAGGTCTTGACGTGAACCGTGTAACCCAGCGCAAGGTCGCGCGCCACGTTCCCTAATCCGGCGAGGGCGGCGGGGGCGAGTTTGGGGATTACGCGGGCGATATCGGCGCGCGCGTCGGCCGCGCTCATGCCGATCACCATGCCCAGATCGTCCTCGTCGTCGCCGCCGACGAGTTCGGCGACCTCTTCGGCCGTCATGGCGATGAGCACCTGGCCGAGCGCCTTGATGGCGTCCATGAGCTGCGCGGGGACCGGCGAGCCGTCGCCTTCGCTTTCCGCCTCCCAGGCGACCGCGTCCTGCAAATAGCCGAGGTCGGACAGGATTTGAGCGAGGTAGGACACCGAATAAAGGCCCTTGCGGGTCATCGGCGGGGCGTTGCGGGCGGCGGGGTCGGCCTCTTCGACCTTGAGCCCGAGCCGGGCGAGATCGACGCCGGCCGCCTTGGCCTGAATCAGCGCGTTGGGATTGGCGGGGATCGGCACGATGCTGATTTCGAGCAGCTCCTGCCGGACGAAATCGACGCCGCCGGGGCGGCTCTTGTCCTTGGCCGCCTTCCATTCGAGCGGCGCGAAGCCGACGCTCACGGTCTTGAGCCAGCCGCCCTTGACCATCTGAAACACGGCATCGGCGTTGGGGTTGACGTCGCCGGGCATGAATTCGATGTCGCCGACGAGCTTGTCGCCGGCCACGCGGACGTTCTTCGCCGCGCCGATCACGTTCTCGACCGAGCCGGCGTCGTGGCCGAACAGAGCGATCGGATTGGCGTTGAAATTGTCGAGCTGCCAGCCGCGCGCCTGGATGACGTCGCCGTAACGATCCACGCTCTCGTCGGAGAAAACGAACGTGAAGGCGCGGGCGTTGTCCGCGACGGCGACAGGCTCGGCGACGGTGGCGAAGCGCACGGCGGCGGCCATGATGGGCGCGCCGTCGCCGCCCGCCTGACGCGGCAGTTCGGAAATGTCTTTGAATTCGTGTTTCATCGTCAACCCTTCGGCGGCGAATGGCTAGGCGCAGGCGGCGGCGTTACGGTTTGATCGGCGCTGCCGTCCGGCGGGCGGCCGCCGCCGTCGGCGCCGGCGTCGCTCGATTGCGAGCCCATCACCGACATGTTGGCGGGCTCCAGCAGGTCGTCGCCGTTCGGCTTTGGCTCGCGCCCGTCGTCGATGCGCGCTTCGTTGGGCGTCAGGAAGCCCGACATGATGCCGCGCGCATAATTGGCGTAGCGCGCGCCCTGATCCGCCCGCGTCAGCGCGGTCGGGTCGTAGTCGATGAACAGGCCCTGCTTGCGCAGATCGAAATCGACGTCCCAGCGCCACGCCCAACGGCTCGTATAGCTCGACAGCGTGAGGTTGATGTATTCCGTCGCCATCTGCTGGATGTTGTTGTTGGTCGCGCGCTCCAAAGCCCCGATCATATGCGCGGGGATGCGCCAGATGCGGGCGATTTCCTGAATCTGCATGCCGCGCGAGGCGATGAACTGCGCGTCGGCGGCCGAAAGCGTCATCTCCTGGAACTTGAGGCCCTGTTCGAGCACGGCGATCTTGCCGGCGTTCTGCAGGCCCGATTTCATCGACTTCCAGTCCGACGCCATCCGCGCCGCCGCGTCGGGCGTCAGTTTCTGGTCGGTCGTCAGCACGCCCGAGAGGCTCGCGCCCTGCCCGGCGAATTGCGAAGCCTGCCGCTCGTAGGCGATGGAGAGCCCGATGGCCTCGTTGGCCAACGCGATGCGCGACGCGCCGAGCAGGCCGTTCATGCTGAAGCCGCGCACGTGGAACATGTCCTCGGCCGGAATCAGGAACGGCTGGCCGGCGAGTTCCGCCAGCATGTGCAGGCCGTTCGGCGTCACGCGATAGAACAGATCGCCGTTCGGCGCTTCCCACAGGGCCACCCAGTCGGCGTTGACCGGCACCAGCTTGACCACCTTGCCGCGCCCGTCGCGGATCTTCACCGCATAGGCGTTGCCGCGCATGACCAGCGAGAACTGCATCATCTCGGCGAACTGGAAGTAATCCTGCCAGTCGTTCGGCCGGTACAGCAGCTCGTAAAGCGGATGTTCGACCGCCGGCTCGCGCGCGCCGTCGCGGTCTTTCTTCCAGACGTTCGGCGTCAGCTTGGCGAAGTCTTCGCACAGCATCGAGACGCAGGCGAGGACGGCGGTCGCTTTCAGCGCCGTTCCCTGATTGACATTGACGCCGGTCGCCGATTGTGTGCCGAAGCTCGGCCCCCAAAGGCGGTCGTCGTCGTAATCCTTGCGCACCGCCGTCGGCGCGGCGCGCCCCCAAAGCCTGTCCCAGAGGCCCATGCCGGCCTCCTAGCCGAAAATGGCGAGCCCGCGCTCCGCCGTGTAGAGGGACCCGCCGATATCGGGGGCGTCGAGCATCAGGAACGCGGCGTCGAACAGGGCCATCAGCGGGTCGATCTTGGCGATGCCGCTCGCCTGCTTCGTCACCATGATCGCGTTCCCCGTGATCTTGACGCGCGCATTGCCGACCGACCAGTCGAGCAATTTCTGGCCTCCATGCGTCAGCCGGCCGTCGCTCAGCAGGTCCTCGACCGACTTGATGACGCCCTGCAGCGTGTAGCCCTGCCGCACGCCGACCACCGGGCCGCCGTCCGGCACGCGCTGCGAAAGGCCGCGCCGGGCGAGCTTGTCGACGATGATCTTGACGCCGACCGGATCTAGGCCGAGGCCCGCGAGCTTGCCGGACTCGTTCACTTCGTCGCACTGGTCGGCGAAGGCCTCGAAGGCTTCGTCCATGCTGTCGACCAGGGTGAGATCGCCGTGGGCGGAGAAATCGAGGAATCGCGCGGCTTCCTGCTTGCGCAGCGCCAGCACGTCGCGGTGCAGCCAGCCATGCGCCCAGACCATCCAGCGGCCGGTTTCGGCGTGGCGGCCGATGACGGCGAGGCCGAGAATGTCGTCGAGGCCGCCGCCGTCGCCGCCGATGGTCACGAGATCGGACTGTTCGATCAGCGAGGCCAGCGTCAGGTCGGGGTCGGCGTTTTTCTCCCAGTGCCGGGCGCCGGGCCAGTGGTCCGATTTGAGGCCGAGGCCGACCTCGATGTTGAGATACTGGCTGCACCAGCGCCGCAGCGAAACTTCGCCGCCGTCCACCTCTTCGGCGAACAATTCGCGCAGACGCGGCAGGGTGATCGAGCGGCCGAGGTTGGGGACCACCATCGGCCAGTTTTCGGGGTCGAGGAAGCGGTCGCGGTCGGACGAGATCGCCTCGGGGAATTCGTACAGGATCGGCAGCGTGCGCGAATCGCGTTTCGCGCCGTCGCGGATGGCGCGAGCCTTGGCGAGTTCGGTCTTGAACACGCCGGCCGGCTCGTCCTCCGACTGCGTCGTGATGATGATGCCGAAGGCTTCCGGGATCGCGACCCGGCCGCCGCGCAACTGGCGCAACGCGCTGTCGGCGCTGTGGCTTTTGGCGAGCAGGTGCAGCTCGTCGAGAATCCAGAACGCGGCGAGCTGGCCGTTGAGCACTTCCGGGCTGAAGGTGAAGACTTCGAGCGTCGCGCCGGTCTTGAGGTTGGTGATGCGCTTGAGGTGGTCCTGCACCTTCAGGCGCTTGCCGTTGAGGTCGGCGCTGAGCCGGACCATGCCGGCGGCGGCGTTGAAAGCGATCTCGGCGATGTCCTGCGTCGGGGCGACGATGATGCCGATGGCGTTGGGGCGTTCGTTGACCAGCAGCCAGGTTATGCCGAGCCCGGCGGAGTTGGAAGTCTTGGAGTTCTTCTTGCCGATGAGGGCGAAGATTTCGCGGATGTAGCGCTGGCGCCCCTCGGCGTCCCACGACCCCGCCCAGGCGCGCACGATGTCGCGATACCAGTCGCCGACGGCGCCCGCGAGGCGCGGCGCGCCGACGACGTCGTAAAGCCGCAGGCGGTCGAAAATGGCGACCGCGCGTTCGGCCGCCGGCTCGTCGAGCGGCAGCGGCGGGAGCAGCGACCGGCGCGTCGCGATGCGCTCGCGCCAGTCGGGGCAGCTCAGGTCCCAGTAGACCTCGCTCAATTGAGGAGGCCCGCGAATTCGTCGGGGTTGTTGTCGTCCTTGGGTGCGGCGAGTTGCGGCGCGCGGTCGAACAGTTCGAGCTGGCGCGAGGTCAGGGGCGCCTCGCGGGCGGCGGTCGGCATCGGGCTCGCCTCGTAGCGCACGATCTTGGCGATGGTGCGCGCGGCGGCCTCGTACTCGCCCGCAGCGGCGAGCTGCTCGCCGAGCATCCGCACAGCCTTGTGCGAGTCGGCGGCTTGCAGTTTTTCCAGGAAGGCGCGGGCGGGCGGGCGCTTGACGCGCGTCGTCGAGCCTTTGGGCCGCCCGGCGCCTACGCGACGACCGCCACGCGGCATGTGATTGATCCCGATGCGTGCGAATTCAAAGAATCGCGCAATTCAAAAAATCCCCGCGTGAGCTTGTGTGCGGTTACGGCGGCCCGGACGGCGGGGAATTTAAACCCCCCGGCCCCTGGCGAGTCGGGCGCGGCGGGCGGCGGCCGTCTTCCTCGTGTGGCACGACCCGCAGAGCGCCTGCCCGTTGGCGAGGTCGAGCGGCGCGCCGCCGTCCTTGATCTCGATGATGTGGTCGGCGAACAAACGCCCGCCGCGCGGACACTTCTCACAGACGCCACCCGCCCGCGCGATGACCGCCTTGCTCCACTCCCGATGCTCGGGCGTCGCATACCAGTCGTCGGCGACCTTGGGCGGCACCCGCGCGCCGCCGCCGCGCGCGGCCGTGAGCGTCACCGGCGCGCATTTGAGCCCCATCCGCGCCGCCTCTTGTTTCACAGCGCGCCCCGGTTATTATCCCGAAATGCGCCTGACCGTTGCCCTCGCCCTGACCCTCGCGGCCCTGCCGGCCGAAGCCTGCCGCCTGACGCGCGCCGAATGCCGCGTCGTCGAGGGCCGCATCTACGCGATGGACCGCTACCGCGAGATCGCCGAGACCGCGTTCCTCGCGCGCGGCGAGAGACATTTCGAGGCCGGAGCCGATGCGATCCGCGCCGAGTACGAATATCTCGAACGCGCCACCGCCCGCGATTCCAAGCGCATCCGCAACGAAATCGACCGGGTTCTGCAATGCCGTTCGGCGGCCAAATTGGGCGAACTCGACCCAGCCTGCGACGACGCCTATTGATCGGAAAGGGCGGTTCAGCGCTCGCCGCCATTGCGGCGGCAGGGTGGGACGGTTTGCCGTCGCACCAGCGCCCAAAGTCGCCGGGACCGCTTATAGCGCATCGGCTTTGATTTTGTCCAGCCCGATTTCAATCGGCGTGAGTTGTCCAAAGATTTCCACCTCGACCCGCACGCCCGCCCGGCACAGCGCCTTGACGACCGCCGTCAGGCTCACGCCGCCGAGTTCCACCTGAACCGCCTCGCCGACCGCCACCGTCCGCGCCGCCGCCGGCGCGAAGGCCCCGACGACATGCAGCCGGCAGATCGCCGCCATCACCTGCGGCGACAGCCCCGGCCGCCCGAGCGAATCGCCAAGCACGCCGAGGATGCCGTCATGCGACCGCCGCGACACGAACGCACCATGCGGACAGCCTACGAACACGTAGCCGGCGAAGACTGGATAATCGCGATCCACCTTCCGCCGCACTTCGCGCGGCCCGGCGGCGCGGGCCCGCTCGTGCACGACGACCCTGTGCGGCGCATAGGCGAACAATTGCCCGGTCGCCGTGAGGTCGTCGGCGACGGCGAATTCCGAGCCCGGCCGGACGCGCGCCACGACCCATCGGGCGCACTCGGGCAAGCGGGTGAGCATATCGCGGCGAAGGCGGCGAAACCCGGCAAGGCGCAGCCCCGCCTTTGTTTTCGCGAACGTCGCTTCGCAATGGTTATTTCGCGTCAGCGCCAACCCAACACGACCCGGGATCAATTTTTCCACCATGTTCCCGCTCCGCCAAGAGGGTTTAGAGGGTTTCAGAGAGTTGAATATCAACTATCTAAGCGTCTTTTTATGTGACTTTTCTTATACTTATAGGGTTTGCGCAGAGGGTTAGAGGGTTTGTCCTATATACGCATGAGAGATTTTTTGATTTGTCCCCGAAGCCCTATTCTCATGCGTGCGTATAGGGAAAACCCTCTAACCCTCTGCGCCTTCGCGCTAAGCCTTTGCCGCACATGAGGTTTCGAGGCTTAGAGAGTTTGTCGCAAACCCTCGGACAACCCTCTAACCCTCTGCGATTTCGGCGAGCGTCGAACGCATGGGCGAGGGGCTCGCGGAAGACGAGGCAAGTCATTGCGCGGCCACGCGGATTTGGGCTGCGGGAACGGCGTCGGGGTAGTCGTCGGGGCGCTCCAATCGGCGGCGGCACGGCGGCAGCCAGTCGAAATGCGTCCCGCGCGGCGCGCCCTTGCGCCACACCAGCCAACAATAGGCTGTCGCCGTCGAGCCCGTTGGATCGAGCCGACCTTTGAACATCGGCACGCGGTCGACAAACTGGAGAATGTCGGTCGGCGGCGTCTTGGCGAACAGGCCGACGCCATCGCCCTTGGGGCCGCTTCCGTCGTATCTGTTCGCGCATTCTAAAAACGCCGTGCGGACCAAGAGAGCCAAGCCCTCGCGCGCCTCCGCAATGGCCTTGACGGCAAACTGCTGGGCAAGGCGAAACGGCGGGTTGGTGACGATCCAATCGACCGGCTCGTCGTGACCGGGCCACAGAAAGTCCCGCACCTGCCCATAACCGTAATCGTGCACGTCGCTCGCCCACACGTCCGCGAAATACTCACCTAACGGCCTCGCCATGTCGCCCGCGCCGCACGCTGGCTCCCAGACCCGCTGCGAACGGATCGGCGCCCCGACCACCAGCAACCATTCGCAAAGCGCTCGAGTCGCCCAGGGCGGCGTCGGGAAGAAGTCCAAGGAATCGTTGGGCTCGGCGCGTTGCGCCATGACGGCGTGAGAACGGTTCTGGCTCATGCCGCCTTCGCCTCAGTGTCTTCCGTCAACCGAGCCCGAAACGCAGCCCGATCCCGAGGGTCGAGCCGCCATCCTTGGCCCCAGTCCGTGTGAATCGTCACCTCGAAGCGCTTAAGTTTCTTGCGAAGTTTGCAAATGTAGACGTCGCATATTTTTTCAGCCGCGACATCGCAATTGCTGCGCAAGCCATACATCGCCGTCATCATCTGATCTTTACTGACGCGATCCTTCGTCAACAAAACGCCGAACACACGGGCCTCCGAAGGCGTCAGACCCCATTCGATAGGCAGCGCGATGTCGCCCCCGTGGAGGGCGCGTTCAAGGTCTTGCACGCGAGCCCGAAGCATTTCGTTCTCGGCTTCCACAAGCTCAAGCCGCTGCTGAAGATCCATGGCGAGTCTTCCGGTTGGCGATGATGACAACCAGCGCGCGCCACAAAGGCACTTTGCGCGCGGCGGCGAACTGGATGGCTTCAGGAGGCGGCTCGCCGCCCCAGGCGCGCAAGGCGTCCGTAATCTGCGCGTCTTTGACTAGGCCCTTGTAATCACGGCCGAGCAGCAACTCCTGCGCCGCCTTGATATGGTCCGAAGAGACGGGCGCGCATTTGGCCGCGACGATGGTCTGCAACACGATGCGCGCATTCATCGCGCCGTTCTTTTCGACCAGCGCCCTGACCGTGTTGACCGCCATCGTGTCGCCGACCTTGAAGCGGCCGAACGGCGGCGGGTATTTCAGGATCGTGACGCCGGAGCGCTCGCACACCGCCGCGACCGTGCGCGCGTTGTCGTCGCCCGCCGCGAGTTCGGCGAAGTAAATTTGCTGCGGCGTCACCGTGAGGCGATCTTTGTTGTGACCGACAAAAGCGCGCGCCCGATCTTGAGCCTCTAAAGCCTCGACGACCATGACCGGAATTTGCGGAATGCCGCCGTGCGTGACCGCGCCAATCGCCGTATGCTGGCCGTCGATCACATGCAAAGCGCCCTCGACCTCGACGACGACAGGCGGCTTGAAGCGAGCCCAATCCCAGCCCGAAACGATTTTGGCGATCAGTTTCGCCGAACGCTCGCTGAGGTTTCGCTGATACGCCTCGTCCACCAGTAAAGCCTTAGGGTCAATCCACTCAAAGCGCGGAAGCGCCGAATGAATGTCTGCGGACTTTACGTCGGGGATCGTCAGGGGCTTTATGTTGCGCAGCGTCATCACGACCCCTCCAACGGCGCGAAAAAGCAGAAGATGAAAGGGTCGGGCTCGCCGCGCGGGTTCCAGAAACCCCAATATTGGCCGTCCATCGACGGCAGCGCGCTCTTGAGCGGAATGACGGTTTGCAGCCCGTCGATGTGATAGCCGTCGGCCATCACATGCACCGCGCCGGGGTTCAGCCGGTGAACGTCCTGCGGACCGCAGCAGGCGGATTTCACCCAGGCCGGCACAGGCTCGCCGTTGCTCCAGAAATCATGCGCGGCGGCCGGGACGACGGAAAGCGCAAGGATCGTCAACCACAGCCTCATGCGACCTCCGCGAACAAGGGCAAAGGCGAAAAATCATCGTCCGGCGCACAGATTTCGTCCGGCTGATAATTGGCCGCGACGATGGCCTCAGCGACCGGCGGCGAAACGGAATTGCCGCACATGCGGATCTGCGCCGCCTGCGTGAGCCGCTCACCTTCCGCGCCGGCGTCAATCTCGTAACTTTCGGGAAACCCTTGCGCGCGGAACAGCTCGCGAGGCGTCAGCATCCTCATGCCGATGTCGGCAATCTCGTAAGTCTCGCCGCCGACCGTTACGAGGCCGAAGCGCGCCTTGGTCGGCACGGTGTGCAACGGCTCGCCCGCGCCCTGATCGGTCCCGCCTTGGCCGTAATATTTGACAAGGAACGCGCGGACCTCGGCCGAGTGCACGCCCTGCGCGGTCACGGTCGGATGCGGCGCGTCGGTCGCGCTGGCGCGACGATCTGACCCCCTCAGGCTCACTAATCCCGCCGACACGACCGCCTGATGAGAACAGGTCGAAGTCAGCGTCGAAACCGGCGACCGCGCGTCATGCCCGACCGCGCCGAGATTGTGCTGCGCGAGAAACGCCGCGACGACGTTCAAATGCGCGCCGCCCGCCGTAACCGTATGCGAAGGCTCATCCGCGCCGTTGTACGGCTTGCCCGAATTCCGCATCGTCATCAGATGCGGCGCGATCAGCGCGGCCTTGCCGCCGCCCGCGACCACCGTGCGCAACGGCACGTCGAGGCCCGGCACGCGCGGCGATTGGCCGGGCCGCTCGCCATAGCCCATCGTCATCAGCGTCGGCGCGACAAGGCCATGCGCATCGCGTGCCGCCGTCAGCGTGCAGAACGGATCGTCGAGCGATTGACCGCGAAATCCGCTCCCGCCGTGATTGACCGTCACGACAAACGGCTCCGCCGCGTCGAGCACATAGCGCTTCACGCCCTTGGCGATGCGCGCCATCGTCGCCTCCGCCAAAGGCCGCTTGACGCCGACCGCGCGGCCTTCCTCCGGCGTGAGAAAGATCGAGGCGCACGGCAGCGACCAGTTGATGATCTCGGCCGCCGTTCGCCACGGCTTCAACCGCCCCTGCCGCACGCCTTCGGACTTCGGGTCGCCATGCGACGGCTCCGGCCAGACAATCGGCCGGCCGTCGCAGCGCGCGATCAGGAACAACCGTTTGCGAATCGTCGGCGCGCCAAAATCGCACGCCCGTAGTTCGCGATGCTCGACGACGTAGCCGAGCTTGCGCAGCTCGCCGAGCCAGCGCTTGAACGTCTCGCCCTTGCGGTCCGGGCAAGGCTGGCCGTCCTCGGTCAGCGGCCCCCACGTGCGAAATTCCTCGACATTCTCCAGGCAGATCACGCGCGGCCGCACCTGGCGCGCCCAACGCACCACGACCCACGCGAGATCGCGGATGTTGCGCGCCACCGGCTTGCCGCCCTTGGCCTTGGAAAAATGCTTGCAATCGGGCAAGGCCCACAACAGGCCGACCGGCCTCCCTTGGGTGACCGCGACGGGGTCAACCTTCCAGACATTGTGCGGCATGTGGCGCGTCTGCGGATGATTGCGCCGATGCATCGAGAGCGCGACCGCATCGTGGTTGATGGCGATGTCGGGCGGACGACCCAACGCCCGCTCGATGCCAAGCGAGGCGCCTCCGCCGCCCGCGAAGGAATCGACGATCAATTCGCCCTTCATCGCCCGTCCTCCGCTGGCGGCGGCGCGTGGGCGAGGAAGTCGTAGGCGTCCGCCTTGATCTTCACGCCGATGTAGGAAATCACGCTGCCTTTTTCGTGCTTGACGAACCGCTTCACGTCGCGGCCGAAGCGCGTCTCGCTGAACGGCCGCTTGGCGTTGGCTTCCGCCCAGCCGGTGTAGACGCGGTACATCTGGCGGGCGGGAATGCGGCCTTCCGGGTCTTCGGTCAGGCAGGCCTTCAGGAACGTGCCGACCTGATCCTGATCCTCGCGATAATCCTCCGTCGCCGTGCGCGCGGCCGGGGCGACATAGAGGCCGTTCGCCAGCACGTCGCAGGCGCCCTCGATCAGCCAGTTGAGGATGCCGGCGCGCTCCGCCAGCAGCTCGGCGACGAACTCCGCGAAATCGCGGCGGCGGCTTTCGGGAATCGTCACCGTCCACGGCATGACAATCACGCGCCGCCAGATGCCGCCGTCCGCGCCGTCAATGCGCGGCATCCCGTTGCCGACCATGTGCGGCGTCGCGACATTGGCGAACTCGACATAGCCCTCGTACATCGCGCGCACGACCATCGGGTCGCCGCCGGTCAGGCGCTTGACCAGATCTTCGCGCAAAGGCTCGCCCTCTTTCAGTTCGTCGATGCGAACGAGCCTCTTGCCGAACAGGCGGATGAGATCGGGCGAAGCCTGACCCGCGCCGCGCTCGCCCATGCCGAGCAACGTTTCCTTCGGCAGGCCGACCGAAAGCGACGGCCCGACGACGCCCGTCAGCACCGAGAGAAACACGCTTTTGCCGTTCGCGCCGCTGCCGTAATGGAACATCACTTTTTGATCGAGCTTTCCCAGCAACGCCATGCCGGCGTAACCCTGCAACGTCCGGCGCAAATCGCCGTCCGGCACGCATTCGAACAAAAACTCCCGAAATTTCGGCGCGGTCGCGTCGGGGTGATAGGGCGCCGGGACGAGGCCGGTTAGATAATCGGCGCGAGCATGGCCGGGCCGCGCCTCGACGCGGCACAGCTTGCGCGTCACGTCGGGGTCGGGGCAATCGAGATCGTCCTCGACCACGAAGCGCAAAGTGTGGGTTTCGCAGGCGAACACCAGCGGATCGGCGTTGAAACTCTTGGCCGGCCGGCGCAAATGCACGGCGGCCATGTCGAGCATCGCGCGGATGCGGGCCGAATTCTTCGAGGTGACGCTGAAGCTCCAGCGCTGGCTCGCGCGCTTGGCGAGCTTGGCGACGGCCGCGCGCGCGGCTTTGGCGGCCGCCGTCGTGTCGTCCTCGGCAAAGCCTTCGGCGAGCTTGATCGCGGCGAGGGCCTTCGGCGTCTGCCTTATCGCCGCGCATTCCAGCGCCATCAGCGGGCCGATCTTCTGCGCCTGGATGAGCGCGAGCGCGTGGCCGTTGGCGGCGTCCCAGAATTCGCCGGTCCAGGCGACCCATTCGCCGCCGGGCGAGCCATCGGCGGCGACGACGGCGAGGTCCTGCCCGAAATGGCTGCGTAACCGCTGGCCGTTGTCGGTGTCGGATTGATCGAACGCCGCGCAGGCGGCGACGATCTCAAGATCGACGCCCGGCGACGACGCCTCCTCGTCCGGCGCCGGCCCGGCCTCGTCGGGCTCGTCGCCGCCGTCGTAGAGCGTGGACGCATTTTCGATTGCGTCGCGGATGCGGTCATCGGGATTTGTCAAAGCGCGGCTCTTGCCAGATCGTTGAAATCGACGCCCACGCCGGGATCGGCGACGCGCACGCGGCGGCCCCGGCGGCCGTGCCGGAGGGCGGCGCGGCGCAAAGCGCAATCGGTCAGGAACGGATCGGAATCGCCGTCCTTCAGCAGGATCAATTCGGCGCAGGCGTCCGGCACCGGGCAGGCCTCGCTCGTCAAGTCGGGCTGCGGGCCGGGGACGCGCTTCGCGTGGCCGTTGGCGTGCTTCAGCGTCGGATGCGGCAACGTCTCCGTCGCGCGCCCGGCGAGATTGCCGAGGTCGCCCGCGACCCGATAGACCGCGCCGTCGCGCATCGCCTCGCGCACGCTGGCGACGGTCTCGATCCCCTCGCCGAGATAGCAGCGGCGCGGATCGCCCCCGGGAAAGGCGTCGATATAGCCGCCGAGCTTGCGCCCGCGCATTTTCTTCGCCGGCAAAGCCTCGCCGGTCTCGGGATCGAAAATCTCGGCTTTCTTCCCCGGCCGCTCCGGGTCGATCCAGGTGATATGCACGCCCTCGAAAACGGCGCCCGCATTCAAAATCGGAACAATCATCGCGGGGCCGCGATGCACCATGCGCGGCTCGCGCCGGCCCTGTTCGTTGACCGTCTCGCCGTCGAAATAGGCCTGTTGCGGCGAGAACCGCACCCGCATCGCACCGACGTCGAAGATCGCGCGCGCGTTCAGATGGGCCTCGACCGGCGTGCCCGCCGCGCTCTGCGTCTGTTTCCAGATCGCCAGACAGCGCGCCCGCTCGCTCTGGCGGTATTTCTCGGCCTCGCGCGCCTGCGCCTCGCGCCTTTGCGCCCGCTCGCGCTCCAGCCGCGCCTGCGCGGCGGGGTCTATCGCGCGACCGCCGCCGAGCCGCTCGACGGCGGCTTTGAAATCGACGCCCTCGACCTTCATCACCAGCTTGATGACGTCGCCGCCGTCCTGACACACCGCGCAGACCCAAGCCCGACCGCCGTCAACCGCCTCGAACCGACCGTTACGCTTGGAGCCGCCGCAGATCGGGCAAGGCCCGGCATTGCGGCGCAGGGTGACGCCGTAATCGGCGACGACCTCGGTCACCAGATGGCGGGCGCGAATGTCGTCGAGCTGCGCCTCGGTCAGCATGAGGCCCTCGCCGGCCCATCGAACCCCAGTTCGCGCCGCAGCGTCTGCCGCCGCGCCGCCGGAATCGCATAGCCGCGCCAGCGCATGTTCTCGATGGGAACGCGGAAATCCGCGACCTTGCGGCGGGCGTTGGAAACCAGCACGCGCAGCGATTGAACCGTGCCGTCGAACCCGGCCGCGCGCAACGCCGCCGCGCCGTCTTCGACGCTCACCAGATCCTTTTCGAGCAGCATCGCCACCAGCACCGCCTCGCCGCAGGTCAGACGCCATTCGGGCGGCGTGGCGACGGCGGCGCGAAGCAGCGCCGCCCTCAGGCTGGCGATGCGATCCTGCAAGACCTCGATCTCGCGCTCGCGCTCCAGCAGCTTCGCGCGCAGGACGGAAACCTGTGTGGACACGTCAGCCCCCGAGGTCAGCGCAAAGCGCGGCGGGCGACGACCCGGCCGGCGGCGACAGCGCGGCGACGACGGGGACGACCGACCGCTCGCGCAGGATCAGATTGGCGGGGACGGCGGACTCCCGGCGCAGATCGGCCAGCAGATCGTCGCTGGCGCGCCGCGCCGCGCGCCACAGGGCGTCGGCGGCGCGGTCTTCCAGCCCCCCCCCGACCCTCGGCGTCTTAACCTTGCCGCCGCGCAGCCTGTCGAGAATGTTGCGCACATGCTCGCGCGTCAGGTTCAGGCGCCGCGCAATCTGATAATCGCTCTCGCCAACCTTGTCGGCCGCCTCGATGGCCGCGCGGGTCGCCGCGCCGCGCGCGCTGAGATCGGCGCGGGACCCGAACACGCGCTTCGTCTTCGCGGCCTTCAGGCCGAGCTGGCCGAGCACGACGCGCACATAGCGGCTGTCGATGCCCATTTCGTTGGAAATCTGCGCGACGGTCAGCCCGCGCGCCTGCAGTTCCGTCACCTTCGCCCGGGTCGCCGCGCCGCGCTCGCGGCGCGTTTCCATCGCCTTGCTGGTCTTCACGGCCGCCTCCCGGTCTCGATCACGTCCCGCGCCTGTTCGAGCGCAGCCCGCGCCTCGCGCGCCGCATCCTTGTCCACGCCGCCCATGCCTCTTTCAGCCAGGTCCAGAGCGTGAGCGAGCCGTCGTTGTTCGGCTTCGAGCGCGGCGCAGAAGGCGCCTCGGATGGCGTCGAAAACATGTAAGCGGACCCCCTTCAGCCTCTTGCGCCGCACGCCTTCGAGCGTCCCCTGCGAAAGTCCGGTCGCCCGCGCGATCTGCCGCCGCGCCTCCGACACCGACCCGCAACGACGCAGGTGCCACGCTTCCAGATCTTCCAACCAATCGGCGGGCTGGGCTTCCAGCGTCGTCGGCGTCATGGAGAATTTCTCCGTAAATCGGGACATTTCTTCCTCGCGGTTTCAGCCACAGTGGCCTCGTGACGGAGAACGCGAGGAGGTAAGCGCCACACCCATTACTCTCGGCCCCGCCGCCGCTCCCGCCAGAGCGCGGCGGCGGCGAGACCACAGAACAGACAGAACCCGACAAACACCACGCACAGCCCGACCAACACGGTCAGCGCGCCCGCGAGCAGGCGGAGCGCCGGACGCAGCCGGGAGTTCAAAACATGTATCGAGACGAGATCGGCCGCCCCGAAACAGGCCCCCGCGACGCCGACGAGCAGCGTCGAAAAATCGCCCCAAAAAACCGTCCCGCCGGCAAGCGGGACGGCAAGTGGGGAGGAGCGGGCAGCGCCCGCGCTTCCGCCGGCGGAAGGAGGAAAACGCCGGCGAAACATGTCAGCCCTCCGCATGGCATTCGATGAGGAGATCGCCCACGCCGAGGCGCGAGCGGCCGAAAAACTGCACCCGTCCCGCCGTCGCGCCTGCGGCGACGAGGCCGGTGACGAGCGCGATGTCGCGCCAGCGCTTTTCGCGCTCGCTCATGGTCGCGGGGTCGCGCGGCTGAACCTTCGGCTGGCCGCAGGCGTCCACGCCGAGGGTAAAAAGGCCGGTGTGCTGCTGCGGAAGAAAAGGCGGGTTCATGCGACGGCTCCGCTTGACCCGGCTGCGGGCAGCCCCCAGCGGGCCGCCCCGTTCCACACCACCGAGGACAGGAAATGCGACCACCGATCCCGCGGGACGAGCTTGAAATGAGCGCCATGCTCGAATTCATGGCCCTGACGCACGCCTATCCCGCCCTCGCCCGCGCGGCGGCGCGCGGGCGCGTCGGCCGCGCCGAGCGCAAACAGATCGAAGCCCAGACGGCTCACATATTCGACAAAGCCAAGGACTTCGCCGGCGAGTTCGCCTTCTCCGCCGAACGCGCCGCCCAATCCGCCCGCGAGTCCCTGCGCGCCCTGCTTCGCAACCTCGACCAGCCGGAGCGCGGCGCAAGAACGCGCGAACAGGCCGAACACGGCGTCCCTGTCGAGACCGTCCTGCTCGTCCAGACCTTCCGGCGTCTCGCGGTCGCCGCAGCGGCCGGGCCGGTCGGCGAGGCGCAGCGGACGCAGATCGAAGCCGACGCCCTGCGCGACCTCGCAAAACTCAGCGAAGGCCAGCCAGGCGTCCCGCCAGTCGCGGCCGTCGCCGCGCGCCGGGAGGAGGCGGAGGCCACGCTCAAAACGGTATTCGGTCACGCCAAGCTGCATTAGCTGAAGGCGAAGCGGGAGGGTCATGGGGTGACCTCGGAAACGGAAGGGGCGGAAATGTTTAGAAAATCGTTCGGCGTCACTCGGCCCTCGGTCGCGCGGGCAATCCGCCCCGCCAACTCCAAACTCGGGCGGATCGTCCCGCGCTTCAGCTTGTTGACGGTGCCTTGCGAACATCCCACCGCGACCGCGAAATCGGTCTCGGTTTGGTTGGTCGAGGCGAGATATTCGGAGAGAGTCATGCCCCAATATTCGTTATTCGAATAATTCGTGTCAAGCTTTTTATTCGAGGGGCGACATGGAGCCCGCGACCGCTCTGCGCAAAAATGCGGCATGAGAAAAGCGGCGCGAAATCGTCACCCGACATATTTTCGGCAATGGCGGAAATACCGGGGCCTCAATCAAGACGAGGCGTCCACACGCATGGGCATATCCCAGCCCGCGCTAAGCAAGATCGAAAGCGGCAGACAAGCCTACGACCAAAACTTCCTTGAGACAGCGGCGCAAGTCTATGATGCGCCAAGCATCTTGCACCTTCTTTCCGTTGATCCAACTGATGGTAATTCGTTGGAGAATTCCATCGGGGCCTTACGCGCGGCCTCTCCGGAAATCAGGCGGCAGGCCCAAGCCGTCATTGAAGCGCTGCTAAAAGCTTCATAAACAAAATTAACACGGTATGACGGTTGTATGTCGTTTGTGCGCGCAGGGTTGGGTTCAGTCTATTCGTTAAACGAATTTTTTTCTTGACGACGAATATTCGCTGAGGGCATAAACGAGCCTCCCGCACTTGTGGAGCGCTCAATGCCCCAATCTGTCGCGTCTGCCGCCGCCTTCGGAAAGGCTTTGCGCTTTTTCGCCTTCGACCTGTTCGAGCTTGCCAGTCTCGCCGTTTTCGTCGGCGGCGTCGCGGCTTTGGCGAAATGGGTGGGCGCATGAGCGCGCGCCGCGTCCCGGTCGAGAAGACCGACATCTATCTCGCCGCGCAGGCGGAGATTGCCACGCTGCGCGAGGCTCTTGAGGGCGTCAAAGCCGCCAACGCCTCCCTCGACGAGTTGAACACGCGGCTCAAGCGCCAGCTCGACGACAACGAGACGATCATCGGCAACCTTCGCCGCGATCTTGCCGGCGCCGCCAACATGCTGGACGAGATCGATGCCGACAAATTCGGCCCCACCGTCGCCGAGCGCGAGGCCATGTTGCGTCACCGCGCCGAGCGCGCCGAGAGCGCGCTGCTCAGCCTCGCCTATCTGTTGGCCGAACGCGAGAGCGCCACGCGCGACGGCGCCGAAATCGACATTGGCAAGGGAGCCGCGTGATGCCTTCCGAGACGACGCGCCTCCCCGCCGAAAGCCGCCTCATCGGCGACCCCGCGCCCGACCTCGACCGCCTCCGCACCGCCAATTCGCGCCAGATCGTCATGATTGAGGATCTCCAGCGCGATCTCACCGAGGCCCGGCAGGCCAACGACGCCCTGCGCGAAAATGTCGAGCGGCTGGAGGCGCGGCTGCGTGACGCGCCGCGCGAAGCCCCCGAAGTCCTGCGCATCGCCGACCGGGAGCGCAAGCGCCGCGAATTCGCCGAGGAGGCGCTGCTCGGCCTCGCCTATCACCTCGGCCTTCGCGAGCGCGACGCTCTCCTGGACGCCGCGATGGAACGCCCCGATGTCTAGCGCCATCATCCGCAACGGCCACTGGCGTCGCCGCGACGAACTCGCCGGCCTCACCGACTCCATGCGCGCGGCGCTGAAACTCGCCGCCGAGCGCCCGCTCTATTGCCTCGACGGCCAGTTCCGCCACGACATCGGCGAGCCCGGAATCGCGCCCTCGACCGTCACGGCCCTCGAAATTCGCGGCCTCATGCGCCGCCGGTTCAGTCCCGACAGCCTGCGGCCGCATTACCTCAACACGCCCGCCGGCCAGCGCCTCGTCGGCATTTTGCGCCAGCGCGCCGACGTCCGCGCCCGCCTCATCGCCGACAAGCCCGCGCGCGCGCTTTCGGAGGGAACGCGGTCGTGACCCTTAGGCAGCATCTCGGCGACGGCGCCTTCCGCGCCGCCGTTTGCTACGGCGCAACCATGCACTTGCAGCACGACGCGCATGTGTGGGCGTTCAACTATCGCCGCGTGACTCCGCTTTACGACAGCTACGTTCCGTCCACGCGGATTTTTTGGCGCCTGAAGCTCGGCGCGACCGCCGAGCAAGCCCAAGACCCGCGCCCTTTCCTGGAGACAAGCCGATGAGCTGGATGCAAACCGCCAAGGGCCGCGCGCTCGATCTGCTCGCCCCCCGCGCCGAGGACGTCGATTTCGAGGACATCGCCTATCAGCTATCCCGCCTCGCCCGCTTCAACGGCGCGACGAGCTGGAGCGCGGACCCGGCGAAGCGCGGGCCGATCTACAGCGTCGCGCAGCATTGCGCTGTCGGCGCGCATTGGCTGTCGAGCCACGGCGCGCACGAGGCCGCGCTGGCGTTCCTGCTGCACGACGCGCACGAAGCCTATCTCGGCGATCTCACCCGCCCGCTCACCGACGCGCTCGGCCTGCTCTCGCCTCTGTTCCGCGTTCATCTCCACACGCTGAAGGACCGCATCGACCGCGCAATCTGGCGCGCCGCGCACCGCCCCCAGCCGTCGCTGGCGACGCGCGAGGTCGTGGACGGGATCGACCTGCGCCTGCTGCGCGCCGAGCGCGATCAACTGATGGCCCCGCCGCCGCGATTGTGGGCCGAGGCCGTCGAGGCCTGCGACCCCCTGCCCGTCAGCCTCGCCCCGCTTCCGTCCCCCGCCGCCGAGCGCTTCTGGCTCTCGACCCTGCGCGCCCTCATCGCCGATTGAAAGGAGCCTTCATGTCTCAACCGCGCGTCATCCACGATTTCCCGACCGTCCTCGGTCTCCTGTCCGGCGGCAAGGTCGTCGAAAAGCTCGACGGCAAGCTCGCCGAAGCTTTGGCGACGCTCGCCGAACGCGCCGACGACGAGAAGGTCAAGGCGACGATCACCCTCACGCTCGATCTGAAGCGCGTCGGCGAGCGCGTCGACATCAAGCCCGTCATCAAACTGAAGCTGCCCGACGAGCGCGGCTTCGGCGTCGATACGCTGTTCGCCTTCGAGGACGGCCTGAGCCTGGAGCATCCGCGCCAGCTCGACATGTTTCGCGGCCCCCGCGAAGTCCCCGCGCGCGACGCGCGCTGATCCCTCATCAACTGGAGAGAAAACATGGCTGTTGAAACTTTGCCGCAGAACGGCGACGCGATCCGCGCCGTCGAGCGGCTGGCGAAAGAGGCTGCGGGCGGCTTGATCGCCGCCGAGATCAAGCCGCCGGCCGGCGCGGTCGGCCTGCCCGAGGCGGTTCCGGTGCTGTTCAAGGCCGGCGCAAATCCGGAACTGGTTTCGGTCGCGGGCGAACTGGCGAAATGGCGCACCGCGCCGGAGTGCCGGCAGGGTCAGGCCGTGGTGACGACGCTGTCCTCGTTCATCGCGCTGGCCGTGCGGCACAAGGACGCGCATTCCGCGATCTTCGCCCGCACGCTCTGGCCCGATCCGGCGCTCACCGCCGTCATCGACTATCATCAGACGGACGGCGCCGCGCGCTACGGCAAGCATCGCGTGCATTACGCTTTCCCGCTCACCGAGGAATTCAAGCGCTGGGTCGCCAGCGAAAACAAGCCCATGTCGCAAAAAGAATTCGCCGAGTTCATCGAAGACAACATCATGGACCTCAGCGTCGCGATGGAGGCCGAGGCCAAGACTTACGAGGACCAGTTTCGCACCAAATTCGCCGTGCCGACCGATCTGATCGCGCTTTCGCGCGGCCTCGAAGTCAATGTCGGCGCTTCGATCAAGAATCAGGTGCGGCTGCAATCGGGCGAAATGTCGGTGAGGTTCGACACGACCCATACCGGCGCGGACGGTCAACCGCTGGTGATCCCGGGCCTGTTTATGCTTTCGCTGCGCGCCTTCATCGACGGGTCGGAAGTGCGCATCCCCGCCCGTCTGCGCTATCGCCCGAAGGACGGCGGCGTCGTCTGGTTCTACCAGCTTTACAAATGGCAGGACGCCTTGCGCGACCGCGTCGTCGCCGACGCCGCCGTCGCCCAGCAACAGACCGGCCTGCCGCTTTACGAAGGCGCGCCCGAGGCATGAGCGCCGAAGGCCGCCTCGCCGTCGCCAAGCGGCTCGCCGCGCGCATTCAGGCGCTCGACGTTCCGCTCGATGGCCTGTTCTCCTACGATGAGATCAGCGCGGCGGCCAACGCTTACGGCCTGTTCGAACATGTCGAGGCCGAAGCTTACGAGCGCGGCTTCCAGGCCGGGGCGCAGACGCCGCCCCCGCCCCTCCTGCATCATCCCGTTTGAGAGAGCCGACCTTGCGCTTCGCCTGCGACCTCAGCCCCTTCGCCGCCGCCACGGCCCAAGCCGCCCGCATCGCCGGCCGGCATAAGACGATCCCGATCCTGTCTCACGTCAGGATCGCCGCCGGGGACGGCGAGGTCCGCGTCACCGCGACCGATCTCGATCGCGAACTGGAGGCGCGCTTCGCCGCCCGCGTCGAGCGCGCGGGCGTCGTCACCGCCCCCGGCGCCTCCTTGCACGACGCCTTGCGCGCCGCCGCCAAGGACGCCGAGGTCGTGCTGGAGACCGACGCGCAGGGCCTCGTGCTGCGCACCGGCCGGCCGCGCTTCAAGCTGCCGCGCTTCGACCCCGAGGACTTTCCCGATTTTACCGTCGCGACCAACTTCCAGCCGCCGCTCGATCTCGACGCCAAGGCCTTTGCCGCCGATCTCTCCGCCGTCGCGCACGCGATCTCGACCGAGGAGACGCGCTACTATCTCAACGGCGTGTTTTTCCACGGCCTCGGCGACAAGCTGGCGATGGTGGCGACCGATGGCCACCGGCTGATGCAGATCCGGCTCGCGCAGCCCGGCGGCGAAGCTAAAGCCATTGTGCCGGCCGACAGCGTCAAGGTCTTTGCCGACCTCGCCAAAACCGTCGAGCGCGTAAAGCTTGAACTCGGCGACCGCACCGCGCGCCTGACCGCCGGCGCGACGACGGTCGTCACCAAGCTGATCGACGGCACTTTCCCCGATTACGCGCGCGTCATCCCCGACCTCGCGCAAGTCCGGCACTCGGCGCAGCTCGACGCCGAGGCGCTGAAGGCCGCCCTGACCCGCGCCACCGTCATCGCCTCCGAGCGCGGCTATTCGGTCACTTTGGCCTTCGACGAGGACGAACTGACCCTGCGCAGCCGCAACGGCGAAGGCGGCGAGGCCGAGGACGCCCTGCCGTTCGAGCGCCAGGCCCAGATCACGCTCGCCGCGCAAGCCCGCTACCTGCGCGAGGCCCTCGACGCCCTCGGCGCCGCCCGCCCCGTCTTCGAATTCATCGACCCCGGCAGCCCGATCCGCATCTGCGACCCCGACAGAGAGGGGCGGCTGGTGATCGTGATGCCGACGAGAGGGTGAGGACGCTGCGATGAGCAAGATCGAATGGACGGACGAGACGTGGAACCCGATTGTCGGCTGCAGCCTCGTCTCGCCCGGTTGCATGAACTGCTACGCGATGACGCAGGCCAACCGCATCCGCCGGTTGCAGAATGACCCGCCGTCGTCACCCTATTTCGGCACGACGAAAATCGTCAGCGGTAATCTTGTCTGGACCGGCAAGGTCGCCCTCGCCCCCGACCGCACGTTGCTGAAGCCGCTCCGCCGCCGCAAGCCGACCGTCTATTTCGTCAACAGCATGGGCGACCTGTTCCACGAGGACGTCCCCGACGCATGGATCGACCGCGTGTTCGCCGTGATGGCGCTGGCGCCGCAGCATACGTTTATCGTGCTGACGAAGCGGGCGAAGCGGATGCGGTGGTATGTGGCTGGCGAATGGACTGGCTTCAGAATTCGCAATGCCATGCAAGCAATCAAACCGCAGCAAATCATCGAAATGGATTGGCCGCTGCCGAACCTCGTCCTCGGCGTCAGCGGCGAGCGCCAGCAAGAGGCCGACGAGCGCATCCCCGATCTGCTCGCGACGCCGGCGGCGAAACGCATCGTCAGCGCGGAACCGCTGCTGGGACCGATTGACTTCGGCCCCTTGGTTCGGGAGGCCGTTTTCTCAGGCAAGATCGCCGGGGTCGGCGGCGATGGGACCAAGCCGATTGCGGGGATCATCGTCGGCGGCGAATCCGGCCCCGCCGCGCGCCCGATGCACCCCGACTGGCCGCGCGCGATCCGCGATCAATGCGAAGCGGCCGGCGTCCCGTTTTTCTTCAAGCAATGGGGCGAATACGCGGTCGAACTGGACCGCGAGCGTGATGACCCAGACTGGCGGCGCGATTATCAATTCAAGCTCGCCGACGAGGGGGCCACGCGCTGGCTGAATGTGGCAGGCGGCCGCGGTTTCCACGGCGACCGTTTTCACGTCATGCGCCGCGTCGGCAAGAAGCGCGCCGGCCGCCAGCTCGACGGCCGCGAGCACAACGATCTCCCCTGGAGCCTCGCGAAATGAGTTTCAAACCTACCCTCGGCTACCCGTCCCGCACCGCCGCCGTTCACGCCCTGCGCTCGGAAGGCAAGACCACGCGGCAGATCGCGACGGCTCTCGGCGTCGCGGTCAAGACGATTTCCGCGCTGGAGCAATCGGCCCAGCGCAAGCGCCCGATCCGCGCTTGCGAGGAGATGGGCCGCACGGTCGTCATCCCGGTTGACGTTCTCGACGCGCTGAAGCCGCACGCCGACCGGCGCAAGCTGACCGTCAATCGGCTAGTGCGCGATCTCGTCGCCGCCATCGCCGACGACAATCTCGTCAACGCCGTCCTAGGCGACGACTGAAAGGAGCCCCGACATGGACGATCTCTTGACCCGCCACGCCGACAATGTCGCGAAGGCCAACGCCGAGCATCTGAAAGACCTCACCGCCCTGCGCGAGCGCGCCGACGCCGCGATCCGCGAGAAGATCGCCCTCTTCGGCGCCAAGATGCTCGATCTCGTCAAGGCCGCCGACGAGGCGCGCGAGACGCTGGCCGCCGAACTGGACATGATTGTCCGCACTATCAGCGGCAAGGCCGAGGACGCTTTCAGCGACAACGTCGCCGCCATCAGCCTGTCCGCCGCCGACTTCCACCGCGAACTCGACGCCCGAGCCGAGTTCCTGCGCACCGGTCAGTTGCCGATTGAGGACAAGCTGCCGAAGGACGAACCGGCGAAAGACGGCGAAGAAAGGGCGGCGGCATGAACGAGTCTCAGAAAGACACACAGCGCGCCCTTGCGGCAGCGAAAGCGGTCTTAGACGGGCGCGACCCAAAGCGGGACTCGTCGTCTATCTTGGTGACGCTGGAACACCTGATCGCGCTGCTCCTATTGACCACGCAGCGCGATGCGCGAACGGCGGCGGCTATGCTGAACGAAGGCGTCGTTGCGGGCGTCGAAGGGCGGCTGGCGCTTTACGAATCGAGAAAGACGCCATGAGCCCGCTCGGCGCATTGTGGGCCGCCGGCGCGGCGGCGGCCTTCCTGCATTACGTCGCCACGACCCCGGCCGCGCCGCCGTTCGAGCAGCACTTCGCCCCCGCCGAAGATCTGGAAGCGATCGACGTCGCCCTGATCGACGCCGCCCGCACGTCGATCGACATGGCGGCTTACGTCCTCACCGACCGCCCGGTGATCCGCGCCCTGACCCGCGCCTCCGAGCGCGGCGTCCGCGTCCGCCTGTTCCGCCAGATCGAAAGTTTCGAGCCTGCCGCCGACGCCGCCGACCTGTTCGCGCGCCTGGAAGCCGCCGGCGCGCAGATCCGCGTCAAGGACCCGACCCGGCCCCTCATGCACCTGAAAGCCTATTGCATGGACGGCGCGCTGCTGCGCTTCGGCGCCGCCAATTTCAGCCACAGCGGCCTCCACGCCCAGGACAACGATCTCGACATCACACGCGGTCCGGGCGTCTGCGCGAAGTTCGAGACGGCGTTTGAAACCATGTGGAGCGGACGATGAGCGAGCGATTTGATCTGGTCGGACACCTTGAACGTCAGCGCGCGTTCAGCGCCAAGACTTTCGGCCCCGGCGCGCGGACCAAAGGCGTCCTCAATCACATCCGCAAGGAACTTGCGGAAATCGAGGCCGACCCGTTCGACATTCGCGAATGGGTTGACGTCATCATTTTGGCTTTCGATGGCGCGTGGCGGGCCGGTTGGGAGCCGAACGCCATCGTTGAAGCCATCGTTGCCAAGCAGGCCAAGAACGAAGCGCGCGTCTGGCCGGATTGGCGCACCGCCGACCCCGACAAGGCGATTGAGCATGATCGCTCGCACGACGCGGCCACGTTTTCGCCGCCGCCTCACGCCACGACGCTGCGCAACCGGCTCGCGGCCCTTCGCGCGCCCGTAACCGGCGACCTCGCTGTCGCAATCGCAGACCCGACCAAAGCCCGCGCGTCTCTGATCGCCGCCAACGCCGCGCGGATTGAGGAGGTTGAGGCGGCGTTGAGGATGGTGGAGGGCGGGGCGGATCGTGTTGCCGGCGCTGGCGATGCGACGGAGATCGCCTATTGGCTTGCGCGCGAGGTGATGGGTAGTCGTGAGAAAGGCGAGCAAGCCATAGCCGATGCCCTCGCAGAGGCGCGGGCGAATGCGCTGGAGGAGGCGCGGGCGAAGGCGCTGGAGGATGCGCAAGACAAGATCGACGGGCTAGAAGCCGATCTTGACAGCGCGCTAGACGTGTTGTGGCGACGTGGCGACGACGGCGCCCGCGAATGGATACGCATGAACTACAGGTCAAAGGTTAAGGCGCTTATCGCATCTGCCAAGGCCAGAACCAAAAGGGACGCCTCCCATGTCTGAGAAGATCGACGTTGAGGCGCTGAGTGCGCTGGAGGCCAAGGCGACGCCGGGGCCGTGGTGGAGTTCGCTTCGTGATGACACGGCAATAACTAGCCGTACCGGGGACGTAGGATCAACGAATATTTCTGGCCGTCACTACGAGACGGACTATGAGCGGATGGAGGCTGACGCGGACCTGATCGTCGCTCTCCGCAACGCCGCGCCCGCCCTTCTCGCCGCCTACGAGGCTCACGACGCCGCTGTGAGCGAGCGGGATCGACTGAAAGAAGTCGCTATAGAACAGACAGCCGCAATGATGAAACGGGATTGCGACACTGAAACTTTACAAACCGCCGCTGCCGAGCACGACGCCGCTGTGAGAGATCGGGAAGCGCTTGAGGCGCTTATCCGCGAAACCGGCGCGGTCATGGCTCCTGCCATAGCCGAGATGTTGGAGAATATCGACACGCTCAAAGAAAAACTCGACGCCGCCATCCGCGCCCTACCCGACCAAGGCGCGCAGATCGGCAAAGCTCAAGCGGAAGCGGATGCGTTGCGCGATGAGCGGGATAGGCTCAAGGATGAGATTACCGAGTTGCGAGAAATCCATGCCAGCCACGTTGACGGATATTCGGCGTCGGTCGCGTGCATCAAGGAGCAGGCCGCCGCCCTCGCCTCCCAAGCCGCGACCAACGCCACGTTGAGGGAGGCGTTGGAACCGTTCAATCGCGACGTGCGCAACGGGTATCCGCACAATTTCAGCATCACCGTTCATGGCCGAAATGGCGAGCATGTGTTTGGCTTGCTGGCGTCCGACTTCGACGCTGTAAGCGCTGCCCTGAACTCCACGAGGTCCGCATGACCGCTGACACGCTTTGCCCTTGGTGCGGCGCGTACAGCAAACGCGCGTGCGAGCTTGAGGAAGAAATGGACGTTTGCCCGTGGGAAGAAATCGAACCAGACCCCGACATTCTCCGCGAAGATCGTGATGAACGGCGGCGGGTAGAGAAAGAGGATGGCAAACATGACGATTAGCAACGATGCCATAAAGGCAATTAATGCGCAGACCGCGCTTATCACAAAAGCGAAATATGCCTTAACGCAATATTTAGAAGGACCGCCACGCGGCATTTCTCAAAGTGCGTGCATAAACGCGCTGTTGGTGCTTTTCGACGGGCCTGAACAGCGAGAAACGGATGCGTTGGCCCGCGCCGCTCTTGAAGCCGACGCGCCCACGCTGGCGGAAGTCGAGGGCCTTCTGAGGATGGTGGAGAGCAAAAATGTGTAACGCCTGCAACAATGTCTGCTGCGGCTCTGACGAGTTCGGAGGATGCGGCTGTGATGGTTGCGACGACCCGGATTGTTGGTCGGAAGATAACGATTTCGAAGACGGCGGCGACGACTCCGATATGCCAGAAGGTTATTACGAGTGGCCGGAAGCCAATTGCTGTGCGAGGCCACCCGGTTGCTTCGTTTGTGAGTCCGTCTCGTGACCCCCGTCCGGCTCCAGCTTTCCCGCCGCAAGGGCTTCGACCTTCAAGCATGGTCGCGCGAGGTCAACGGGCTTCCCGCCGTCAACGTCGCGCGCCCCGGCCCCTTTGGCAATCCGTTCACGGTGGAAAAGCACGGCCGCGCTTATGCGGTCGATTTATTCCGCCGCCTTACCTCAGGGTTTTTGTGCCTGACGAGTTCGGATGCGAGCGTTGAGGATCAAAAGCTGGTTATGCGTCGTGTTGCTGATGGTTTGAACGAACTGCGCGGGAAAAATCTAGCATGTTGGTGCCTTCTTGATGGCGGCCCCTGCCACGCCGACGTGCTGCTGGCTCTCGCCAACGCGCCCGCGCCCGGTCAGGACGAAGAGGACAAATTGAAGCGAAAGTCGCTTGGTCTTGTTACTGAGATAGACCAAGCGGAACTCGCTGTCCGTTTGATGGAACGCGGGATCGGCGCGCGGCGGCCTGGCGATAAACGGCCTCCGCGCCAAATACTCGCCGAAGCGCAAGCGAATTGGCCGCCGGGAATGGTCACGTCCTTTCCCTTTGGCGACATGGCGCGGATTGCGATTGAGTATTTCCGCGAATGTATTGAGAAAGCTCAACGACCGTCATGAGAACCGCAAAAATTGCCGCGCCCGCGCCCGGTCAGGACGAAGAGGGGAGATAGGGATATGAAATACGATTATCGCGGATTACTTGGAGGTGCGGCGAAGTCGCTAACTAAGAGCGACGCCGGGTACGCCTTTGCCCTTTACGAATTGGCCGACAATCTTGGCACGTTGCTGCGCGGTGAATGCAGCCTTGACGAATTCAAAGGATGCTACGTCGGTTGGGACGGCGGAAAATTCATTCGAGATGGCCTTATGCCCGGCGAGAAAGGCTACCCGAAATACGCCGCGCCCGCGCCCGTCAAGCGGGACGATGGGCCGTGACCCCGCCCCTCGGCATGAACGCCGCCGCCGCCGCGCTCGGCGTGTCCCGGCGCTGGTTGCAGGCCTTTCTGCCGAAGATCGTGCCCCCCTGCCACTTGCAGGCCGGCCACAAAAAGCTGTTCGATGAGGCTGCGCTGGCGACGATCCGCGAGGCCATGCGCCGGGAGGCTCAGAAATGCCTTACACCCTCGTTGCCCCCAAAGCGGGGCGCTCGCCGTTCTGGCGAGTTCGCGGGACCGAATTCGGAATCTATCTTGACCGCAGCACTCAGAGCC